GTTCTGGTAAAATAAATTTAGATGGAATTAAATTTCCAAATGCAGATGGATCTTCTGGACAATTTTTAAAAACAGACGGATCAGGTTCTTTAAGTTTTGCAGACTCTGGTCTTGCATGGCAATCAGTTGTTACAACAAGTACTATAACTGTTGTAGCAGGTAGAGCATATTTTATAAATACAACTTCAGCTGGTTGTACAGTAACTTTACCTTCAGGAACACCTACTGCAGGTCAACAAGTTCAATTAGTAGATTACGCAGGAACATTTGATACCAATATATGTACAATTAATCCTAATGGAAATAAAATAGAAGGTGGAACAGCTAATTTAGTATTAAGTGGTGAAAGAGAAGGAGTAATTTTAACTTATATAGATTCAACACAAGGATGGCTTGCAACATCAGGAATTAATGAAGGAACAGATGCATTAGCACCAGCACCTTATTCAGTAGATTTTTTAGTAATAGCAGGTGGAGGTGCAGGTGGAGGTGGAATTTATCATGGTTCAGGAGCTGGTGCTGGAGGTTATAGAACATCTACTCAAAATGTTGGAATAGGAACAGTAGTTACAGTAACAGTAGGTGATGGTGGTGCTCCTGGGGCAAATACTCAAAATGGTGGTGAAGGTTCAAATTCTTCAATTTCAGGTTCAGGATTAACAACCATTACAAGTACTGGAGGAGGTGGTGGCGTAAATAGTAGTAGTAGTCCCAATCCTAATGGTAGATCTGGTGGTTCAGGAAGTGGTGGGTCATTTACTGGTCCAAGTACAACAGGAACTGGTGGGGCAGGAAATACTCCAAGTACATCGCCTTCACAAGGAAATAATGGAGGTAATGGAAGTTCAGCTTCTCCTTGGGCACCATCAGGAGGAGGTGGAGGTGCAGGTGGTGTAGGTAATGTAGGTGTAAGTGGAACTGGGGGTGTAGGAGGTGTTGGTACAGCTAGTTCTATAACTGGTTCTTCAGTAACAAGAGCAGGTGGAGGTGGAGGTTCAGCTGCTGGTGGAACTGGAGGTGCTGGGGGAACTGGTGGTGGAGGTGCTGGTTCTGCTGGTGCCGCAACAGCAGGAACAGCTAATACTGGTGGAGGTGGTGGAGGTGCCGAAAGAGATAACACTGGTCTTGGTGGTGCTGGTGGAAAAGGGGTTGTTATATTAAGTATACCAACTGCTAATTATTCATCTACAACAACAGGTTCTCCAACAGTTACAACATCTGGTAGTAATACAATTTTACAATTTAACGGAAGTGGGAGTTACACAGGATAATGGCTAGTTTTGCAAAAATAGGATTAAATAATAAAGTAATAGAAGTTCTTTCAGTGGTTAATGAAGTTTTACATGACTCAAATGGAATTGAACAAGAAGCAATAGGAATTGATTTTTTAACTAAATTAACAGGTTATCCATTATGGAAACAAACATCTTATAATACACATGGTGGAGTACACGATAACAATGGAACACCTTTTAGAAAAAATCATGCAGGAATAGGTTATACTTATGACGAAACAAGAGATGCTTTTATTTCACCTAAACCTTTTAACTCTTGGATATTAAATGAGTCTACTTGTCTTTGGGAAGCACCAGTTGCTATGCCAATAGATGACAATAAGTATTCTTGGAACGAAACTACAAAAAATTGGGATTTACAAAATATATAATTTAGTTTATATTTAAGAAAGAATGATCGAATCAACAGTAAATGGGATATTCCCAACACCAATATACATAGCTAAAGTAGATAGAAAATTAACACCATTAGAATTAAAATTTGTAGATAAAAATAAAAAAGATCATTATAAAAATGATGGAAATATTACATCAAACAATAGTTATATTCTTAACGAAAAACCTTTTGTCAATATTAAAAAAGAATTAGATTTAAGGGTACAGGATTATTTTGATAAAGTTATTTCACCAGCTAATAACATTACACCATACATTACGCAGTCTTGGTTAAACTATACTGAAACAAATCAATATCATCATAAACACGCACACCCTAATTCATTAGTATCTGGGGTTTTTTATATTAACTGCCATGAAGAACATGATAAAATTAAATTCTTTAATGATACATATAGAACTATTAAACCTGAAGTAAAAGAATGGAATATGTGGAATTCAGAATCTTGGTGGTTTTCTGTAAAGACTGGAGATGTAATATTATTTCCTTCTTCATTAACGCACATGGTAGAAACTAAGCAAGGAGATAACACTAGAATTAGTTTAGCTTTTAATGTTTTTATAAAAGGTACTGTTGGTAATAATAAAAATTTAACAGAACTTATATTATGACAGTTAGAAAATTATCTATTGAAGCAACTATAAAACGATACACTAATGAAAATGGTTTTGCTTGGGGAATTAATACAGTAATGAAGTCTTTAGCACCCGGCGCTAGCTACGATTTAACTTCTGCCGGCGAATTTATAATAGACAGATGGGATTCAAATTTACCTCAACCTACATCACAAGAAATAAGAGATGAATATATAAGACAACAAACTATAGCTGAGTGTATTCAATATTTTGAAGAAAATACTGGTTTTAAAGGGTATATTAAAAAGTTATTTAAGTAGTTAAGTATCTGATATATAAGCTTTCTGGCTTTTATAAAATAATCATGTATAGTACTACCTTATGCCATTAAAAAAGATACCATTAAAAGCTGGATTTAATAAACAAGACACATCAACTGCTGCAGAAGGTCAGTGGATTGATGGTGATTTTGTTAGATTTAGATATGGTTATCCTGAAAAAATAGGTGGATGGCAAGAGATTTTAAATAAAGAATTAGCTGGAGTTGCCCGAGCCCAGCACACATGGACAGATTTAAGTGGTAATAAATATGCAGCTATTGGAACAAATAAATTATTAGTTATTTATTTTAGTGGTGCTTTTTATGATATTACTCCACTTGATACAACTTTAACTGCAGCAACTTACACATCAATAACATCCTCTACAACAGTTACTATTAATAAGGTAGCACATGGACTTGAGGTGGGTGATTATATTAAATTTACAGCAGCAACAACACCAGGACCAACTACAACAGGTTATACGTCAGCAAGTTTTACAACGAATATTTTTGAAGTAAAAACAGTTCCAACAGCAAATACTTTTACAGTTACAATGACAACAGCTGAAACTGGAACAGGTGTTACAGGTGGTGGAAGTTTATCTTTTGCTCCTTATGCTAATATTGGACCTGTTGCTCAAACATATGGTTATGGTTGGGGAACATCTACTTGGGGTACTGTTGCTTGGGGTGTAGCAAGTACTTCAGCTACTGTAGTACTCTCACCAGGTAACTGGTCATTTGATAATTTTGGACAAATATTAATTGCAACAATTAAAAATGGTAAAACATTTTCTTGGAATCCTTCCGTTGGTGGTGCATTACAAACTAGAGCAACAGTTATTAGTGGTTGCCCGACAGCTTCCACGATGACTATTGTATCGGATCGAGATAGACATTTAATTGCACTTGGAACAGAGACAACAATTGGAGATACAACAACTCAAGATCCAATGTTTATAAGATTTTCAAATCAAGAAGACTTTAATACTTGGGCACCCACTGCAACGAATACAGCAGGTACATTTAGACTAGATACAGGGAATTTTATTGTCGGAGCTGTACAAGGTAAGGATTATATATTTATTTTAACGGATCAAGCAGCTTATGTGATGCAGTTCGTTGGACCTCCCTTTGTCTTTTCAATAAGACAGGTGGGTACAAACTGTGGATGTATTGGTCAACATTCAATCGTCTTTGCACAAGGTGCTGTATTCTGGATGGGATTTGGTGGTGGATTCTTTGTCTATGATGGTACTGTTAAACAATTACCCTCTCTTGTTGAAGATTTTGTATTTACAACTGGAGGAGATAATTTAGGTATAAATTATAATGCGGCAGACATTATCTACGGTTCTCATAATAGTTTATATAATGAAATAGTTTGGTTTTATCCAACTGCGGGAGAATCTCAAATTAATAGATCAGTAGTTTATAACTTTGTTGAAAATACTTGGACTACAATGTCATTATCTAGAACAACTTATTCAGATGCTCAAACATTTGATAAACCTTATGCAACAAAATACTTACCAACAACAACTCCAACATTTCCAACTATCAATGGTGTAACTAATACTTTTGGATCTTCAGAATATTATGAACATGAAACAGGTGTTAATGATGTAAGTGCACTTGGAGTTAAAACAGCTATTCCTGCTTACATTGAATCTGGAGACTTTGATTTAGACATAGAGGGAGATGGTCAGTTTTTAATGAAGATAAATAGATTTATACCAGACTTTAAGATACTTACCGGAAATGCTAAAGTAACATTATTATTAAGAAGTTATCCCTCTCAAACACAAAATAGTCAGATGTTGGGGCCATACACTGTAACTTCATCTACAACTAAGATAGATACTAGAGCAAGAAATAGATTAATGAGTATTAAAGTAGAAAATGATTCAACAGATGAAAACTGGAGATATGGATTATTTAGAGTAGATATTCAACCTGATGGAAGAAGATAATGGCAAAAATTACAACGTATATACCAGAACCAAGTCAAGAATATTCTGCTGAAAATCAAAGACAAATTCTACAAGCATTAGAAACATTAAAAGATCAATTAAACTTTTCTTTCCAAGAAGATTTAAGACAAGAGTTACAAAGATTTACATGGTTTAACATGAGGTTTGGCTGCTAATGAGTTGTGAAAATATAAATGTTGGTAATGGTCAGTTAATTACAATCGGTGGTAATAATGTTGATGCATTCGGAAGA